CGGTGTCACCTACAGCGGCGGCAGAGGCCAGCGTGATTGACGTACCGTTAGTTGCAGTGAAGTCTGAACTGTATAGCTTCACACCGTTCAGGTAGAAGTCCACAAAGCCACTATCGTATGTAGCCGGGAAGACTGTAGTTGAACCGTTGTATGACCCAGAGGATGTACCTACAATGTAGCTTTCCCGTTGAGCCGTACCGTTCACAGCAGAACCAGCGTTGACAAACCCTGTTCCGTTGTAGACCTTCATCACGAGGACGGAAGGGTTACTGTCGAACCAGAGGTCACCTGTGGTTGGGTTAGACGGTGCAGTCGTGCCTACAAAGTAGGTGTCTGCAAAGTTGTTTACGTCTGTCAGGTTAGCGGCTACGGTATTGATGTTGGTTGCCGCACCAGCCACCGTGTTGATGTTCGTAGCGTTACCAGCTACAGCCGTTACGTTGGAGCTATTAGATGCCACAGTGGATACATTAGAAGAAATGCCAGCCACTGTTGTAACGTCACTGGACACACCAGCCACCGTGTTAATGTTGGTATTGTTACCAGCCACGGTGTTGACGTTTGTGATGCTCCCGGCAACTGTACCAATAGTGTCAGTACCAGCAAGGTCTGTTGCTACCGTACCAATATCCGTTGCATCCCCGGCAACCGCTGTTACGTTTGCTTGGATACCAGCAACAGTCGTTACATCACCTGAGATGCCAGCCACGGTAGATACATTGGCGTTGTTACCAGCTACTGTGGTCACGTTGCTAGAGATACCAGCTACGGTGTTTACATCCGCAATGTTTGTACCGACTGCGTTGACGTTAGTGATTGCATTAGCAACCGTGTCAATCTCTGATACAGCTTCATTCAAGTCATCAGCCGCAGTCTCAATCTCAGAGATAGCTTCGTTCAGGTCATTAGCTACAGTCACCACATCAGCAATGTTAGTGGCTACTGTGTTAATGTTGGTAGTGTTGTTAGCTACTGTTGTTACATTAGCATTATTTCCTGCTACTGTAGTAACATCTGAAGCAATACCAGCGACAGTCGTAACGTCTGACGAGATGCCAGATACCGTTGTAATGTTAGGTAGGTTGGTAGAGATGAACTGTTTGTTCACCGCATCTTTGTTGTTTACCGGGTCAGCAACATTGATGATACGCTTATTATCAGCATCCCAGTTGTTGTTAGAGTCAACCGTAATCGACTCGTTAGCAATGTCGATAGCTTCCTGTGACATAAAGAAGCCCTGCTGGGAGTCGGTATCTAGGTCAGCTTCCTTAAAAACTGAGCCAGCCGCATAGTCAACCAACCGTGTATTCTGGCTGGTAGACCTTGAGATAAATATTGAGTGCCCGTTAGTAGGCGCACCAAGGGGGGAAGAGCCTTGAGAAAAGTCAACTAATGTCCCCCCTGTGGTCACTTGGAAATGTGTCCCAAGGGTCTGTGTGACACCATTTACTTTTACAATAAGGTCAGCTTCATCCCTATAGGTAAACCCAATGGTAAAGGTAGGGGTGCTACCGTTACCTGTAGTTCTTGTAATTGCATATGACATTTAGTCTATTCCTATATTATGTGGGACGTTAGGAGAGTATAATTGTCCTGTCCTAGCTTCTATTGCTCTTATCTTCTCATCAATAATTTGCTCTGGAAGTCCTTCTTCTTCAGAATACATCCGAATAAAAGCTGTTTTTCTAAAGCGATTGATAACTTCTCTGGCCTTTTGTTCAGCCATACCCGGTGTTGACTCTGTGCCCATAGGCAAACCTCTAAGGTCATGCAGAACATCAATCACCCCAGACTCGTGATAATATTTCATCCACCTATCGTACAGACTTTCAGTACCATCTTTAGTTAGTCTGGTTCTCAAGTCTAAGTTTGGTATCAGTTTATATTTATATGGTGCTGTAAAATTAGCGTCACCAACTTGTGACAACATATAAAGAAACTGTTCTACTTCTCTTTCTTTCTGTGGAATATCTCTTTGTCTTTCCTTAACAGTAGTGCGGTCAAAGTAGATGAGTGAAGCCAGTGGGTTAGCAACAGTTCTTGCCCTACCTACCGCTGAGTATTGTTTAGGTACGAGAGGGTCATCAGGGTTTACACGTTGACGAATGAACTGTTCCAATGTTGCCGGGTCACCTAGAACGGGATGCTGAAGCATCTTAAATTTGTAATAGGTGTTTGGTAAAAATGTCTGTGCCTTCTGACCAGCAAACTTAATAAGCTGTTCTGAACCTTCCGGGTCTTGAATGTCTTCTACTAATTGAAACACAGCATCGACACCAGAAGCCAAGTTAGCGTCTCTGATAGACTGAGCGATTGAACCTGTAGCCACAGCAATCATTGCCATGTTCTTTGTCATCTCAGATTCGTTAATACGCTCCCCTTGTTCTGCCCGGTAAGCTAGTGTCTCAGCCCGTTCAAGAGCGTTGACAATAATCTTTACAGGAGTAGCAAACGGGTCAAAGTTACGGTAATTAAAGCTACTACCATCACTAAACTTAATTTGGTAAGGCTCAATCTCCCCAGTGTTTTCTGCCTGTCGGCGTTGCTTATAGTCTCCACCAAGTGAGCCTGTAATGCTCCCTGTTGAATACATGGCAAACACAGAGCCAGCTATGGAGTAGGCTAAGAGTGCCTCGCCCTGTGCCCGTATCTGCCTAATGTTTCCGTTGTTACCAGCCAAGTCAGCCATAAAGTTAGGTGAGATAAGGTTGAGACCGGGGGTAAGTCTGATGCCTTCTTCAAAGACACGCACAGGTGTACGGAAGAACAACTGACCAGCCATACGCATGATTGGGTTTCTGTTTACAAACCCTTCGTATGCTCTCGCCAGTTTAGAGGCGTTACCCTTACCAGAGAAATCACGCTTAAACAAAATGTCCTGAACGTAGTCACGGCCTTCTTTGTTAGTAGCCGATGTAAATACATCAGAATTTTTTCTTAGCTCTGTGTTTACATGGTTCTCTAGTTTCTTACCTGTCAGCCCACGGGAGATGCCGTCATCCATCAATACATCAATAGCATTGGGGGTTGGCTCATAAGCTTCATCTAGTGACTTCTGAACTTGTTCGTTGACATAGTTGTCAAGAGTAGTCCCGGTGTACCCTTTTTCTATTCCAGCTTCCATTGCTTCAGCCGTTGCGTTACCAACGGTGAACCCACGGTAATGAACTGTTTCAAAGAAAGCATCACTAGCAAGAAGGGCACGAGGGAAAAACCGTACCCATTCACCACCAAACTTTTTGGGGATAGTATTGTAATCCTCTAGGAAACGTGCAGAGTCACCTGTAAGAACAGAACGCTCGTAACGCCATGCGGCTCTAGCGGCTTTAAGTGCCGTGCCTGTCATGGAAAGCATTGCAGAGTATTCTGCTGTAGTAGTCTTGAGTGCTTGTTTGGTTAATCCATCTCTCATAACATTATTGAGAAACGGCTTATAGACCATCTTAGCAAACGATGGGACTACGTTGATGATGACTGTAGCCGGGGAGAATACAAAACCAATCATAACTTCGTTAGCTACTTTGATTGGCTTGTTAATGGTTTGGTAAGCTTTTCTTACAATACCACCTTCTTCATCAGCTACTTTCCTTTTAAACTGTTCTTCAAGAGTATTTAACGTGTGTCTTTTCTTGATAAACTCTTCAATATCCCCACGCTGTCTAGCGGCTTCAATCTCAACATTAAGCTGTTTTATGTTTTGCTGTTGATTCCACTGAGCCATACGAGACTTCATCACAGTTGTAAAAGTTCTGTCCATTGAGGTCAGTGTTCGCAGTAAACCTGTGTTACCCCCTTGCTGTCTAGCCTGTAGCCTTCTACCTGTCATTGAAGATAGAGCCACATCTAAATCATTTATTGTTTTTTCGATGGGTTGTAACTGTTCAATCTGCTTCTGCAATTCGTCAGCTTGAGGTGAGTTTTTATCAAGTTTTCTTTGTTTTGCTTGGAGATTGAAAATACGTCCTTTAAGGGCATAAGCTGTTTGGTTAGAGGCTACCTCAAGAGTTGTTGCCTGTGCATCTGTAAGCTCCGCATCTAGCAACCTACCAACATCTTCAGGGTTTTTTGTAGCTACTTTAGCGAGTACAGTGCTGATAGGCTCAACAGCTTTGCTCAATGCTTCTACATCAAGCGTGTTGTTTGGCCTTACATCTCTCAGCTTGCCGCCGGGGTTAACCTTCTTGATAGTCTTGATAACTGTATCGAGTGACGCACGGATACGCCCGGAGTCACCAACTGGAGGGGTTTCCATTTCTGGAAGGTCATCAATACTCTGCGCCAGCTTTTCTTCATCTACTGTGTCATCAGCTTTCTTTGGCAACTTAGTAAACTTCTTAGCTACCGCTGTCACACCAGCACCTAGCACACCACCAGCAACTGTTCCCACAGCACCAGCTTTAGCTACCCTCAGAAAATCAATATCTTCACCAGATACAGATGTCTCAACTACCTGACGGTTAATGTCATCCACTGCTGTATAGACACCAGCCTCAACGCCAGCAATCATGCCGCCCTTGATAGACTGATTGAGCAAGCTCTTGACACCAGCCTTGGTTGCCTGTTGTGCCCCCTTACCTATAACTGTTCCTACACCAAATGTGCTTAGTCCCAGATAGGTTGTTGGGTCTAGGGCAACGCCATAGAAGAAACGCTTAGTGCCATTCCATGATAGCCCTAGTTCATCATAGGCATCCATCATGTAGAGAAAGGCACGTTTTTGCTCGTCAGATGCCCCTGAGATACGAGAAGCATCTAGGGTCATCTTAGGCATATTGTAATTAAACCAGCCCATCATTTCGATGCCGTACTTGCCGTAATCTTTTTCTGTTGCAAGTGGCACAGTATTCAAGGCATCCAAACCATTATTCATTTTGTACAGGATTTTAGATGCCTTGATAAAGTTTTCATCTTCAAGTAGGTCTACGTCATAAAGGGTATCTGTAGGGTCTTTGAATGTTTGGTTAAACCCAGAAGAAGCTAACGGTTCAGCAGTTGTGTCATTAGGAGAGTCACGCCAAACAATTTCATTCGGCTTCTCTTCGGGGACATCTCGCCACACTAAATCTGCCATAGTTTTAACCTCTGTTTACAACTTTTCTTGTATTGATTTAACTAACTTTTCAATCCCAACTTCACCATCTTCATCGGCTCTATCAAACAAACCGCCGTAAGCAAAGTCTTCGTTGTCTTGTAACCCTAATGTTTCAAGGATGACATCCCTAATTTGTGCGCTTGTAAGCGGAGTTTGTACAGTAAGTCCTCTGTCAGTAACCCTAGATGACTTACTCTTTATTGTGTCCACAATGCTCTGTGTGGTTTGGTCATCTAAGTTAAACTGCTTGGCATCTCTATCAAAGATGTCACTTACTGCATTATACCCGGCTGTGCTACGCTCTCTTTGAGATGCAACTCTTTCTTTAAGAACATCAGGTGTTACTGTATTTTTATTAACTGAAGAAGCTTCAGGCTGTTCAGGTTGAGTGTCAGTAGTTTCTGTAGAATCGCTACCTGTCTCAACGGAAGTGTTAGATGTCTGAACGTCTTCTGAAGAAACCTGTTCCCAGTTCCCCTCATCCATAACATTATCCATCCCAGCACCTTGGCCTGTCCATTTCATGCCAATCTTCTTTGTACCATCTTCACTAAAGGTGAAATAAACTTTGTCTGGAGTAGGTTCAAAGTAAGGGCTGTTCGGCTTATCCTTACCTTCTTGGTACGCCCGTACTCTTTCTTGTGCGGATGGGACGTTTCCTGTTCTATCTATCTTAATTAGACCTTCAAGCTCGTTAAGTTTTGCCGTAGCATTAGTTACAGCTTCACTATAAATAGCTTTAAGTTGGTCTGGTTTAGGGGGTTCGCCAGTTTCTGTGAGAATATCCTCTACACCATTTTGTATGGTTTCGTCATATACAGAACGAACTTCCTGCTGAATATTTATACCAGCTTGCTGAAGAAAGAAGTTGTTGTCGCTTTGTTGTAGTACGGATATTTTTGAACTGAAAGAATTTCTGTAAGTATTATTACTTCTATCATTTCTGACGATTTGGTAGCCCTGTCTTAAATTAGGTAATTTGCTAATCAATTCAGACCTATGGGTTTCATTAATATTAGGTGTAGTCTGAATAATTTTAATAATGTCTTCTTCAGTAGCATTTGAATCTAGCTTGAACTTAGAGAAATCACCTGTGGTGTATGCGTACCTAATATCTCCCTCTAGGAGTACCCGGTTACCATCGCTAACGCTTTCTGGTGTTTGTGCCGCATCTTCAGCTATTTGAGCGTACTCAAAGATGTGAAGAGATGTGGGGTCTGATTGACCAGCCGCCTTATCTCTGTAGGCTTTTAGTCCCTCATAATCTCCATTAGCAATATACTGATTTATTATTCCTGTTGCCTCTCTAATTGACTCTGCATTTGCAAGTTCAAGCTCTTTTTCTTTTCTAACCAAATCATCAATTTTTAAGTTTGGTATCAACTGTCTTGCTTTATCAATATCAGCCTGTGTTGCTCCACCACCAAAGCCAGCCTTTTGAAGAGCATCAAGTAACCCTGTGTCTCTGTTAGCTGTAGCTTGAGTAATCATGGTTGCAACTATAGTCTTCTTGCGTTCCAGATTGTTAAGAGAACCTGTAAGCCCTTGTTCAGAATCTAGTTTCTTTATTTCTTCTACTAATTCTTCTGGACTAGAGGTGGCAATTACTTCTTCAATTTTTTCTACAAAATGCTCTGTATCTAAAGCACGGTGATAATTAGCACGTTCCTGTCTTGCTATATTTACAATTATCTCTGCTTCAGCATCCGCACCTTCTAGTGCGCCAGCAGACATAAATGGTTTGTCACCGACAGTTTCAAAGAGTTCTTCTTTTGTGCTTCTTATCCAATCATTAAGTGCTTCAGGATTGTTTCTGATTTCATTAGAGAGACCTTCTTTGCCTTCTACAAAATCACCAAACTCGTCCCGTACACCCTCAATCCTTTCCAGCATAAATTCTTTACCGAATTTTTTGCCAAGACTTTGGATAATCTGGGTAGACACAACCATAGAATCTTCGGGCATAAACCCGTCTTCACGTAGCTGTACCTTAGATGGTATGTCCTCAATAGACTCGATATTGTACTGCTTCTTGACCATCTCAGCGTACATTGGGACAAGCTTTTCTTGCTCTTCCAGACGCTTCTTTTCGTTAGCGGCCTGTGCCCGTTTAAGGTTGTTACCAAAGTTACCTAGAGATTTTGCAAGAATATCAGCAGAGCTATCACTCTGCATCTGAGGTAAAGCACCAGAGGGAAGGCTAGTGGTAGGGGTGATAGCTGAACTAACACTCTCTGACCCCTGAAGCTTATTAAGCATCTGTCGTTTAGTTGCCATGCCTCATCTCCTAGTTTTTCCCAAGGTCTTTAAAGTAATCGTCAATCTTTGTCATGTATGTATCTGGAATATTATTTAGTACCCCACCCACAGCTATCCCCATAAGATTAGGCTGTGCAGGGATGGGCAGAGACATCATTGTTCTTTTCAGTTTCATAGCCGCAACATCACCTCTATCTACTAGTGACTGTTGGGCGGCTTCAAAGTCGTTACTCCTACGGACATTGGCTTTACCTTCCTGTCCCTTAACGTCTCTCATAAGGCGGCTTACAGAGATACCCGATACACCACCTTCACCAGCCATCAAATTAGCGGCGGCTTCCAGTTCCATAGCTTTGATGCGTGTATCAACTTGTTTCTGAGCCTCCGCCTTCTTTAGTTGGGTTTGATTTCTTAGGATTTGTTTTCTATCAAATGCGTAGGCGTCCTTGGCAGAGTCTGTCAGTGCGTCTCGTTGCAAGTTTGTAAACCGTTCTTCACCCTGTGCCGCACCATACTGACTACCAATTTGTAGCCCTGCGGAAGCGGCTGAAGTAGCTGTACACATCGTTATGTTTCCTTAACTAATAAATAAAAATCTTCCCCACCCTGTTCGTAGGTTTTGTGCTTCTCGACAGTAAACCCATACCACTCCAACCACCTAATGCTCTTAGTGTTGTTGATGTGGACTAGGTTATAGACATACTGGTAACCCTCTGATAGCTCTTCTATCACAGGCTTACACACAGTGAGAAAGTCTTTTTTATGCTCATCAAGTTTGTCTGAGGCAAGCATCCATATCACCCCAGCTTTGGGGTTCTGTGGTGACTCTGATACGCCACACATAGCAACAACTTCTTCGTCACTGTTAAGTGCAGACAGCACCTTTGCTCGTACTAAATCAAAGCCTATCATCAGGCTTTCTTCAGGAGTCTTACCTGTACACCTAACCTCAAGGGCATCTATAGCTCTCAGCCTTGGGGCTAGGTAGACTGCATCCATAGGATGAGCATCTACCATCTTAATCATTAAATTCTCTGTGACCTGATTGTGTAGAAGCCTTCCCATTCTGCGTTCTGGATGGCGCAGGGAAGGTAACTATCGGAGAGTATTTTGATTCTAACTCTGTCGTTCTTAGACTGAACAGGGAAACGGAATGTGCCATCAGATAAGATGACATCCTCGATTGTTGAACTAGCTTGGTTTAGAATCACACCAGTAAATTCGTACTCGTATGATGCCCTTGCCTCTGGCGTTACCTCAACCTTGAAGAACCCTGTGTCCTCGTAGTTCAACCGCATAGTTCTAAGCTGTAGCCTACCAGACTGCACAGATTGCTTACCGTCCTTCTCTCTAACGTGCTGTGTAGAGAACTCATAGGCCATCGTGTAGGGTACACCTATGATGACGGGATGGGCACTGTAGTCCCCTGTAGCGGCAACTGTGGTGTTTGTGGGTCTGGTTGTTGTAATATCCACACCTTTACGTGTAGGCCAGCTACCAGACTTAACCGCAATCACATCCCCGGTATATTGATATGGAAGCGTCCATGTGGTTGTGTTGGTTGCGCTATCATATGTACCTGTCAGTGGGGTCTTTCTGTCAGCCCGGACATGAAATGTAAGGCCAGTATCTTCTAGGTACTGTAGGTCAACAGACTCAAGGAACACGCCATCAGAACGGCTAATAACGAGATACAAAGTGTTCTCAATAATCTCAATGTCGAGAATAGTTGAGCCTGTAGATATCTCCCATTCTGACCAGCTTGACTGTAGCTTTTGTCTACCGTCTGTGTACCACTTGTAAACATATAGTTTCTGTTGGTTGTCTTTAGATAGGCATATAAGTATGTCTTCGTTACTAGAGGCTTCTAGCTTTGTAATATTCTTTGGTATGTATTTAGGAACGTGTCCTGTAACTTCCATCGCATCAGAGATAACGGTATCTGATTGGATGAAGTATTCCCTGATACTAGAGAAGTCACCCTTCTTGGATGCAAAGTAGAGAAAGTTACCAGCACCCACAGGGGCAACTGTAGAGTCATTCTCAAACTCTGTACTAGGGATAATTGATATTGTCTGTGGAGTTAGGTTGCCACGGTTGTCGATTGTAAACTGTGTGCCATCAGAGAAGATAGTAAGCGAGTCATTAAAGGCGATAGCGTGTTTAAGTAGTGACACTTTAGTATGACTGACAGATACATCTATGGGGCTGTCCTGTAGGATAGTTGTGACAGTCTTAGGAAAGAACCTGAAGAAGTCACCAGCCGCTGACATCACCACATTTTCATCTGACAAGAAACCAAGGCGGTTCTTATAGAAGAAGATGTTAGATATTTTGTTGTCTACAAAAGACGGGAAAGGTGCGCTGTCTGTGTCACCAGCAACCCTGTTAATCCATTGGATATGGTCTATTGTAAACTCTAAGCCTAATGGATTGGTTGATGTGACAAGTGAGTTATTAAATGAAGGGACTAACTTTAGGGGCATAGTCATGCTATCAAGAGCATATAACTCACCCGGCTTCAGTGTTTCCTCATAGGTGTCTGCTGACAGTGCCTTTACATAATAATTGTCAAAGGCGTTACCATCATCACCAACCACCTCAAATATCTGACCAACACTTGCGTTTGTAGGTAGGTCACCAAACTCTTGTTTCTTGGCTGACTGCAATGTGCCGGGAGACTGTGCTGTACTGGCAACGACTGTTTTTGTCGTATTAACGATAAATGTAAAGTCAGCGACAGTCAGAAACTTTAGGTCTTGTGCAGGGTTGTTACATACTAAGTATGAAATTCTAGTCGATGAGAAGTTATTCACATTCATCGTGTTACCGTCAATGTCATACACATCTAGTGTAGCGGTGCTTCCGTCTGATGTGACAATCATAACGTGCCGCTGGTCAACCCCACGGTTAATCACATGGATAGCCGCAGTTGCTAGTGAGGTGTTCTGTAGTTTCGCAATGTGTTCTGTAGCTGGGCGTTTAATCAGCCCATCAATCACAGATGACAATGCGTTAATCTGAGTTTCTCCCTGTGTTACCTGTCTCAGTGGGGATGGCTGTTGGCTAATCCCATTAAGTAGATTAGGAATACTGGTAGAAACTAGAGGCATAATTAGAACCTTACTGCTCTGCGAGGCGAACCTCTGGATAGAATCTTATAGGTGTCGAAGTTGTCTGACAGAATGTTGTTGTCTTCGTTCAGCTTCTCTGCACGTTCAAATTGTATCAGCGACTCACGCTCATCCATTTCTGTAAATCCACCTAACTGCTGAGACCCCATAAATCTGGCCTGAAAGCGTCTGGCGGCTTTGACTGTAATGTATCGTCTAGCGTGTTGTGGTAGCTCTGTGAAGTCCAACAGCAGTACCATTTCAACTTTAAGTGTACCTGTGAAGGATGTGTAGCTACGCTCGTCCTTGTCATAGAGACGGTTACCACGCTGGGTCACATCCATGTCTGCGGATGTTTCAGTTGTATCTATTCTCACGCAATTTGTAGGGACAATAATTTCACCATTAACATTTGCTGTGAGAGGAAAATTCTTTTCAGTGTTGCAGTGCAACCCTTGTGTTTGTATATCCAC